AATGGTTAGACTTTACTGGTACATTACAAGAGTTACAGTTCATTGAAGTAAGAAAAGAGTTAAGACAAATTATTGGTGCAGTGTATGGTGTGTTACCTTTGTACTATGGTGAGATGGTAGGTGGATGGTCACAAGAGGGATTACAAGTTACAATTACAAATCGTGCTGTCAAATGGGGTCAAGACATTCTATACAAATCATTCTTTAAGAAATTTGTAGAGTTGATGGGTGTAGATGACTGGGATCTCAGATTAGAAGCAGGAGAAGAGAATGATAAACTATCTGAACTACAAAGAGATGGAGTAGAAATACAAAACATGGCTTTACTTCAACAGATGGGATTCAAAGTTACAAGAACCCATACTGGTGAATACAATGTTTCCCAAATACCTGAACCAATAGATGAACTACAGATGGGTAGAGGTAGAGGAACAGCAGCCCCTGAAGAGAACAGACAAAACTTTGCAGGTCAACCACAACAGAATAGACCATCTGATGTAGGTGGTGTAACCCAAGGTTCACCTAGTTCTGGTGCAGGAACTTCTCTCTCTCAGAAGAACTTCCCAACAGGCATTACCCCAGATAACTTTGATGTTGTGAAAAAAACATTACAATCAGCAATGGATTACAACTGGAAGAAAACTAAAACAGTTGATGAACTTAGAAAGTTTACAGGAATTACAGTAAGAGAAGCACGTAACATTGTACAGAATGAATTTGACATGGTGAGAAAGTGGGAAGATGACGAAGAGACATCATAGATGCGATGAAACATGTGAGATTCATAAAGAACTTACAGATAAAGTCAAAAAGAAAACAAGAAAGGTTAAAACTCCCAAATATACAATATTTGATGACACCTTGACAGATATGAAAAAAATAACTGACGAGGTACAAAATGATGATGTGTTTGTATGTCTACAAGATTGTCTAAAAAAATTGATTGGAATAAAGAAAGATCATGGCTACTAAGTTAAACTTAGATTCTGGTGGTACAGACATTGGTAACAAGATAGTTGACATACATCAAAAGAATGAATATACTAAAGTAAACAATTATAAGGAAGGTCTATGTTTCGGTTGTTTTGGTTCTAATGTAGTAGGGGCACTTGTATCTGACATATGTGGAGACTGTGCTGGAAAGAAGGGTAGAGAACCGTTATTAGTATCAATAAAACCAATCTATTACGGAATGTGTCACTTTTGTGGTGTATATAAATTCAACATGGAACAGATTAATTGTAGGTTATGTCAGAAATGTCATAGAAAAACAGCTAATCATATGAAAGAGTATAATAAAGTAGGTGGTATGCATGGTGCAGATCCATTCTGGAAATCAATGAGAAGAAAACATGGAAAGGATTGGAAACAAATAATGTCTAGTGGTACAAAGTCTTGGAGACGTTAATCATTCTTTAATATAAGAATAATCCTATCTAATTCAAAGTCATAATATCTATGATCATAATCAATTATTTTATTCTCATTTCTATACACTGCATCAAAATACCTATCAACCTTCCATTTCAATGATGGTTTTCTAAGGAATCTAGAATTAAACTCTAACTGCATCTTTTTCCTATTAAATTTGATTTTTTCATATTTTATTAATTCAGTACCTTCATTCTCATGTTCACCTAACGTACCATTCCTAAAATGTACTAGGGATTTTTGTAATAATGGTCTCTCCTTTTGATCATTGGTGTTAGTTACAATATATAATTTATTCTTATCCTGTATATACATATCAATTATCTTTATTCTTCTCATTTTATCTTCTGTATGCCCTTTATAGAAATGATCAAATCTCATCATATTATCGAATATATATATTGCAGATGCCATATACACTAAATACATATAGAAGGTTAATAAATAAAGTGTATGGTTGATTTAGATGAAGATGAATCATGTGAATGTGGTGGAAGGGTTTATAGTTATGTTGGATTCAAAATGTCTTTAGATTTATGTTACAAATGTGGTAAATTTCATTGTAAGACAGATATAAAAGGTGATGATTTTATTAGTTTCATAGAGGAAAATTCAGATTTAATACCTCATTTAATAAAAATGAAATACCTTATACCTGTGTAATCTTTATAACTATGTTTAAATAATATGTTTTATGGAACAATTGTTTAATTCATTTGTTGAACCACTGTTATTAACAATGATGATAGCAACAGGTGGGGGAGTTGTAGCTTTCTTCAAAAAAATGAGTAAAACACAGAAAGATTTATGTGAAACTGTATCAAGATTAGAAAAAACACTTATTATTTTAGCTAAAGCAGTTGATAGACAGACCAATCGTGCTCACCCAGATAGTGACTCTGATTTAGATGATTTAGTCAAAGAATTACTAGATAAGTAAACTTAAATACTACACTGTAAGAATTTGTCTATGGTAGACCCATTACTTGCAGTAGTTCTCGCAACAGTCGCAGGTTCAGTACTGAATACCATTAGAGGATTTCTAGGTTCTCCTGAACCAGTATATGATATTAAGAAATTCTTTGGTGCAGTAATTGTATCTGGATTCGCAGGACTCGCTGTAGCACAAACAATATCAACATCTGGAATAGACGTTTTAGGATTAGTCCTGATTGGTCTTATGGCAGGTTTCACAGTAGATTTCGCTGTATCCAGAGCAAAAAAAACTCAGTAACAGTTAGTTACTAAAAATCCTTTTTATTCTATTTTTTTATCTCTACAATAATCTTTATTAGTATTAATGTAATCTTTTATATATGGCAAACATACTTCGATTTAACCAACTTACCACATCTCTAAAGAGTATGGAGTCAATCAACTCTGACGAAAGATATTTTGAGGGACTACTCACTGTGCAGATGAAGGATAAGCAGGGAGAAGTCACGATTGTAGATGAACTTTACAAAGTGTTACCAATCTGGATGGATAGAGGTGCACCAATATCTGACACTCATAGTAATAGAATCATAGGAAAAGGTATCAATTATTCTAAAACAGTAGTTAAAAATGAACATGGTGAAGATTTACCAGCAATTAAAATTACAGGTAAGATTTACAAGAATTATGAACTAGATAATGTTATCTGGGATAAAATCAAAAGTAAAGAGTATAAGGGATTATCATTTGGTGGAGCAACTCGTTCTAACAGAACCCCAATGAAAATGAAAGATGGATCAATGGCATATGCATTATCCAATTTAGAACATTATGAGGTTGCAGTATGTAAAGATCCAGCAGTACCAATGGCAATCATTACAGATTATAATCCTATAGCAAAAGCAAATTATTCATCAAGTAGAAGAGATGATGATAAAATGGTTATTCAGTGTACAAATATGGGATGTTATGTAGAAAAAGCAGATCTAAACGAATCACAAACATTTGAGCAAAAGGTAGAGGCACTTGTAAGAGAGGGTAAGTCAAGAGAATCAGCAGAAAAGATTGTAGGTTCATTTGTTCATAAAGAGAGAACATTTGGTCATTCTGATGGTAAAGTTGAGTATAAAGATCCTAATGATAAAGAAACTAATACTGATAAAATAATGGAGAACGCTAAAGAGTCAGCAAAGAAACCACATTTAAAAAATACATCTGCATATCAAACTGAAGCAGGTAATGATCAATTAGGTGGTCAAGGTAAAACAGAAGATGATAAAGATAAACGAGAAAAAGAGGATGAAGAGAAAGATAATGATGAGGTTAAACGTAGAGACCATTCTGATGCAGGTGGAGATATACATTCTATGTATAATCAAAATGTAGGCAGAGAAGCATCATCAGGACGTAAATTGAAAGGTGATACAACTGCAAACCAAGTTGGAGGCGTAAGAGGAGGATTAGATCCACATTTTCAAGGAAGTGGAGAAACCAATGATATTAATATTGTTCAAGAAGAACCTGAAAGAGCCGAAGATAAAGGAGCAGCAAATATCAAAATTGCAATATATACTAAAAGAGTTAAATCAATTAATTACTCACTTGTAAAACACGCACAAATACAAGAATTAAAGAAGATAAAAGGAAAATTACCTGAATTAGGAGATGTAGATACGGAAGATTTTGATAATGATCAAACATCACAAGGTCAATCCTCAAATCAAAAATTCCATAATCATTATGATCCTATGACACTTGATCAATATGCAACCAGTGATATTAAAGGAGATTCAAATAAATTACTTAATATTAAACTTAGAAAACACGCACAAACACAAACATTAAAAAAGATTAATAATTCACTTGGTGATGCTCGTGGATGTACTGAACATCTTCACGAATAACCAACATAATATAAACGTTTACACAATCTTTATAAGCACTTATATAATAGTTTCTATAACAACATGACTATCGAAGAAATCGCAAAATCAAGCGACGACAAGAAAGTAGAAGAAAAAGATGAAGAGAAAGATGCTAAAAAATCTTTTGATGAAACATTGATTGAAACTCTTTCAACTTTGACAGAACACGTTAAAGCACAATCAGAATCCCTAGTTGCACTCGATGAGAGACTTACAAAGGCTCTAGAAGAGAAACCAGAGACTCAACTGGACTTCCCAAATACTTCAGATGATGAAGGAATTGGTGAAGACGTAAAAGTCCCAGATACCTATCAATCCAATTCTGTTCAAGCAGAATTAGATGCTGATGGCGAAGGTGCAGAGAAAGATCCAGAAGACCTTGTTATGCAAGAAAAATCTGAGAAAACTAACTTTGATTTCACCACTGAGACTCCAAGACCAGCAGCATCTGTTGAAACTATAAACAAATCAGAGCAATCTGAATTGAATATGGTTCTAAAAGATGCACGAGAACAAGGTTTCGACAGTTTATCTGTCGTAGCACAACGAATTTTGAAAGGTGATTACTACACTCCTACACAAGAGGAGGCATGGTTCTAATGGTTCAAATCAGAACTATTGACGAACTAGAGGCACTCTATTATGGACAGAATAGAAACCTAATCAGAAAAGCTGATTCCCCTGTTACTACATCAACATCTGGCGTTTTCAACGCTATATTTGGTGCATATGCATGGGCTCAACTCAACTTAGAAGCAAATGCTTTTGGTATCTTACCAAAAGTTCCTTGGGACAAATCTGGTTGGAGGGCAATCACTGCCAAACCAACTTTGAATACGAACCAAGGTAATACAACTCTAGGTGGTACTTCTGAAGGTGGAAATATTGCTGAAACCGTAAAGCCAACTTTACAAGAGATTGACGTCAGACCAAAAACTGCTCAGTTGCCATTCAGTGCATCTGAAGTTATGGAGTGGCTCGCAACTCACAGTAAAGACGATATCTGGGGAGGCTTAGGCTCACTCAGATTATACATGGCTGTTCAGCATAAAGAATTCATGAATAGAATGTTGCTCGCAGATGTTGAATCAGAAGCAGCAGGAGCAAGTGCAAATAACGCAGGTACAACCAATTTCGAATCATTGGATAGAATTATTTCTTCCAATGCAGAAGAAACAGCATTAGGTGGTACTTACGATGGAATGTACGATCCTTGGGCAGCTAACGCTACCATTGACCGTGACGGTTCAAGCACTTTTGACTGTACTGTTGAATCAGCATCAGGTACAATAGGAACAGATGGTGTTCTTACCGATGATACACTACGAACTTTCCTTAGAAAGATCCGTATTGCAGCAGGTAAAGATCCAAACGTATTCCTAGGTTCTCACGAAGTTTATTCCGAAATACAAGGCTTATACATGCCTTCAGTCCGTATTCCAAACCCTTACGGTGAAGCATTAGTACAAGTTGATGTAAACGGTATCCAAACTTTCAAAGGAACTGGAGTCGGAATTCACGTAGATTCTATCTATGGTATCCCATTCATCCCTTCAAAAGATGCCCCATCTGGTGGCGGAAATGAAGTCGGAAGACTATTTGCATTAGATACTTCTGATGCAGAAGGTTACGGATATCCAAGAATTGGAATTCAAGTCGCAATCCCAACTGAGTACTATGAAGCAACACGTAGAACACCAGCTTATCCATTCGTGAACAACGCTTTCGTTGAGAAAGGTGTTTACAGAACAATGGGTGAAACTGTTTGTCGTCACTTCAAATCACAAGGTAAGATCAGAGACATTAAACTCTAGTCAAACCAAAATAAATTTTTTATTTTTTTTATTACATTTATATACCCATCTCTATAAACAAACTCATGAAGTATTTATTACTCATGTTACTCGCAGTGACATTCATACCATTGGCATACGCTGACTATTCTTTAGAAGCATATGTTTTGGACGATTCAAATACTGTGGTGATAGCAGGGGAGTCTGTTTCATTGGAAGAAGTTACTTTCATTGTTCAAAGTCCGTCTGGAAACATCATTACAGTTGATCAGATAACTCCGACACATACAGGTCAAATAACAACCATGCTGACAGCAGGTGGTGCATTATGGAGTGAAGATGGTATTTACACTGTCAAAGTAATACAAGAAGGGATATCTGAAACCATTGATATAGAGTTATTGGATGGAAACATAGTCCCAGAATTTGGTGTGATAGCAATGATGATACTTGCAGTGTCAATTGTATCAATATTAATGATAACATCAAAAAGTAGACTGTTACAAAGAATCTAACAGTCCACACCTTTATTTTATTTAAATGTTTGTCCAATGTTACCAACTTTTAGTTTCTGTAAAAACTTAGTTAACTTATCTTAGTTAACTTAACTAACTTTTTACACGATAAGAAGAGATATAATATAGGGCAAGAATTTATATAATATGAATGATCCTCAATCTTTATATATGGTTGATATTGATATAGAATAATGGCAATCACAATCGCACAGAATTCAGACCATAAGAGTCTAACAGGAAAGACTTTGTCAGTCCAAGCAGAATTGACTTCTAAACTAAAGTCATGTGTAGTAGATGTCACCTATGGTGCAGCAGATACTTACACAACTGGAGGAAACACAGTTGACCTTTCTTTGGGTGGTAGAATAAGCACAGTTATCGGAGCAGAAATACTTCATAGTAATGCAGGTCTACTTTTGCAATATGTCCCAGCAGCAGCAGGGGCAGCAGCCACAGGTAAGATTAAAGCTTATGGTCAAGAACCAACGAGTGCCACAGCAACAGTTGTAGCTCTTGGGGAATTAGATGCTAGTGATACGGCAGTCAATTCATTGACCATACGTATTAGAGTATTTGGTTTCTAAACCTTTTTTTTATTTTTAATAATGTTTATATATGACTAATTGTACAATTAATTATGGTAGAACTTAATCATAATGTTGCTAATGTTAACTCTGATGGTGTAGTAAAAGGAGGTCA